TTGCAAGTATCATGGTGGACAAAACAGATTTGCCTTCAATCAGCACAATTATTCTGATATAGCGAGGATCAAGAAACTTAAAGGTTTAAAACAGTTTCAAAAGTTTACTGATGATGAACTCGAAAAATATTACAAAGAAAAAGTCAAACCAAGAATTGATAACAACCAACCAAGCAGATACTATTTGCGAGAGACTTTGCGACGGACTGACTTTAGTAGAGATTTTAGAGGACAAGCAGTATCCGTTCAGCTTGATGAAGTTTTACGCATACTTAAAAAAAAACCCTGAACTTGAAGAGAGAGTAACTGAAGCCAGAAAACATGGTATTCAAACTTTAGTTGATAAGATGCTCCGAATATATGATAGTGATAAAGTACCAGATCAATCGCTTATTTTATTTTTAAGAGATAAACAATCATTCCTGAAATGGATTGCGGGTAAGATTACAGATATTTATTCAGATAATAAGGTACAGAATATTAAGCAAGATACATCACTCAATATTTCTTGGTCGGATGGTAGTCAGATTAAAGAGATTGAGGGGATTGTTGATGAGATAGAACAACAACCCCCTAAAAATTAATCGTGATCGTATTGTTTCATGACAATATTAAAAGTAATATCGTGATTTGCATTATGGTGATCTGCAAGTTCTTCAAGAATATTTTTTAATGATTTAATATTCATTCCTTCATCGCTTTGATAAGTAGCCAACACTTGATCTTTCATTTTCTTATCAGTTTTTTCATGATACTTATTGCCTTTTATTTCTACTTTGTATTTATCTATATACATTGTTTACTTTCCTTTCTGTTGAGTTTAACTGATAAAAATTTATAACCATTTCCATAGGATATTTTTTTTATACAAATATTTCTTTTAACTAAATTATCTACCTCACTACTGGTTTTTTTATCGTTATCAGAATAACCTAACCAATTTGGATAAGATTTTTTTAAAGATACTAAAAGTTTTTTTCTTATTAATTTCATTACGCTACCTCTTTCTGTTGTTTTATTATTTTTTTTGTGAAAATAATTTGTTGTTTATCATTATCAAATAAATCAAAGGCAACATATTTTCCTTGATCGTTTGTTCTTAATATTAAATCAAGATGATATAAACTTTCATGTTGATCTAATTGAATATGTCTATCTTCCATTACGCTACCTCTTTTTTATTTTTATTATAATCATACCACTTAATCTCTTCTAAATAATTAACGGCATCATTTAAAGATTGTCTGACGTGTTTACTTTTAAACTCAACATCTTCATCAACATGACAAGCCAACCAAGCTAATAGACTAGCCAGTTTATCTTCTTTTTTTGTAAATGTTTTCATTACGCTACCTCATTCTGTTTTATGTTTTCGCTTCCACAGCTTACGCAAACTTCAGTCATTTCTGATAGTTCAAGCCAACTGTAATTTTGTTCTGGGTTTTCTTGAAACTCTTTTAAAAGAATACCCTCATCACAACCACAATCTAAGCATTTCATTGTTTTCCTTTCTGTTGTTTATTAAAGCATATCAAATTAATATATTGATGTAAAGATATATTATTTCTTTTCAAATACCTTTCTAATTGTATTCGCATAATACCTTTAGAAGTCCACCAATTAAGAATTGTTTTAGCTTTTAATTGTTGTGTCATTTTTTTAATACTTTCTTAACCTCATTTTTAAGATGTATTAAATAAGCACAATACTCAATATCATCCTCTGTTTTACATCCGTCTTTAATCATTTCGTCTATATTATCTCTAATAAAAGACATTTCAAAAACATCTTTGAGTAGTGTTTTTAATTGTTTTATATCTTCTGTTTTTTTCATTTTTAATTTACCTTTCTTTGTTTTATTAACTCNATGATNTGTTNAATTGTCGTTTGTTTNCTGACAATTATTCCATGCTGTAAACCTAAATATCTAATGATATTAAAGTCTTTATTTTTACCCTGGTATAGTTTCATTTTTTCTATTCCTTTCTTTTAGTTTTAAATTACAAACCCGCTTAAATCTTTTTTCGCTTTACCTTTAGCAATCAAACCAACTATAACACCCTTAGGGTCTTTGAATCTAAGGTCTGATATATCACCGTCAACCACTTTGCGACCTAAATAAGTTTTAGGTAACTTTTTAAAAACAACCGCAATATTCGTATTTGTTTTTAATAAGTCTTTGACGTCGTCGTCATTACTTTCCGATTTACTAAAAGTAAGTTTATAATTGTCCGGCAATTCCTGAATACATCTATTTTTTATTTTGGTGTAATCGTGAAATATAACATCCGGGTTGTTTTCCATTAAATTTAAACCGTTGATCAGTTTATAGCGTTCGAATGGCAAGTCGCTTGTCCCATTTAATCTAATGTTTAATTTTAAACCGTCTTTAATTGCTTTTTTAGAATAGCGTCTTATTTCATTGTTTAAATGAATAAGAAATTTTGCGCGATCTTTTAAAAAGTATCTTGTTTTATTGATACGGCTTTTTTGTACGGTTGTCATTTGACCTCGTCCAGCTGTATTTAAACATGATTTGATACAGCCTTTTGAAGCCATTGGACAAATATTGACACCGCTTAAATTATACGGTGCTAAATGTAAAATTGCGCTAGCATAACCAAATTTGATTGATTTTTGCATTTTGTAATTTGCAAATGACAACAGTTTTTTTTGCGGTTTATAATTCATTTTTTAACCCCCCTTTTAAGTTTATTAACGGCTGTTTTATATGTGATAGCAGGGTTTTTAATTTGTTTTATTTCATTAAAAAAAGACTCACAGCTTTTAACGTATGTTTTAGGTAGGTCTTTTTTATCAAATATGAAATAATAGCTTAGATCATTTTTTTTTATTTTCATTTTTTATTTTCCTTTCATTGTTATATCAAATCAATATATGATTATTATGTTATTGTCAACCCATAAAAAAAACCCCTGACAAAATTAATTATCAGGGGTTAAAAGGGAGTTATTTTTATTGTTCTAAAATTTCTCTTAATTCTTCCATCATGTCACCAGACTCATCAAAATCTGACAACTCAAGGTCTAATGAATTAGCGATCTCTTTATCTGTTAATTCACAAGGTTCTTTTTTGTTTTTATCCATTTTGTTTTATCCTTTCTTTGTTGTTTATATAAATCATTCCTATAATCGCACTCATCTATTGAAGCAATAGCAAGAACTACACCCATACAGACAATAGACAAACCTAAAGATAGAAAAATTAATATTAAAGACATTTCAGACATTTTTTAACCTTTCATTGTTGTTTTAAAAGTAAAATAATACAAACTATAGGAGGTAGTATTAAAATACTAAACATTATTAAATAATTTAAAAGCATCTGCATTTACCTTTCTTTTGTTTTGTTTATATCAATATAATATACAATAAAATAAAAGTCAATACATAAAATAAAAAAAATTTAAAAAAGTTTTAATGTAATAAAGTTGTAATTCTTTTATTAAGCGAGCCACCGCCATTTCTCACAACAAGAGCAACGGCAACCAATATAAAAGAATAAATTATTATTACTTCCAATAACTTTCTATTATCACATCTATATATAATATATGACAACTACATTTTACAGATTGCACACCCCCCTATACCCCAAAAAACCACCGCACTTTATTATATATATATTCATGGGACTGTAGGACACCTTTAGCCAGACACACTTACCCCACTCCGCTAAAACAACCCACACCTTTTCCTCTTTGCCAAGCCTACCTAAATACTATATCTGGTATAGGATGAGTGAGTTTGATACTAAAGATGTTAAATCAATTGTTTATGTAGACCCCAAAACAAACAATGTAGTGATAAAGATTACTGGTCTACCTAATAGATTTGCGTCTATGCTTTACATGGATTGGATTATGTCAAGTCTAGAATTTGAATATCACCCAGATCAAGAACCTATATCAAGCACAATGCACTAATGCAGATTAAAATAGAATACACCCCCAGAAAACATCAGAAGTATATTCATCATAAGATAGATCAATACAGATGGTCTGTACTCGTTTGTCATAGAAGATTTGGTAAAACAGTCTGTATGATTAATCATCTTATCAGATCCGCCATGACCTCTAAAGAGAAGAACCCTAGGTTTGCTTATATTGCTCCAACATTCAAACAAGCAAAGTCTATTGCCTGGGATTACATGAAACAGTTTTGTGAAAAGATTGTGGGTACAAAGTTTAATGAAACAGAGCTACGTGCAGATTTACCTAATGGTTCAAGGATTACATTACTAGGATCAGAGAACTGTGATGGTTTGAGAGGAATCTATTTAGATGGTTGTGTGATTGATGAATACGCTAATGTTAATGAACGATTGTTTCCAGAGATTATAAGACCTGCACTATCTGATAGAAAAGGTTACTGTGTGTTTATTGGTACACCTCAAGGTATGAACAACAACTTCTATGAGCTTTATCAACACGCACAAAGTGCAGAGGATTGGTTTCAGTATAAAGCAAAAGCATCAGATACAAATATCGTAGACCCAGATGAATTAGATAAGGCTAAGCAAGTGATGGGAGATAACAAGTTTAAGCAAGAGTTTGAATGTGATTGGATTGCAAACATTGAGGGTGCGATCTACGGAACACAAATCGCAGAGATGGAAAACAAACGCCAGATTGCTCGTGTACCTTACGATCCTTCCTTGCCAGTCTTTACTTCATGGGATTTAGGAGTATCCGATCATACTGCAATTATCTTTTGGCAGCAATTAGGTAGAAGCATTAATGTCATAGACTACATAGAAGAACGTGGTCAGGGTTTACCTTTTTTTGTACAGCTCGTAAAAGAAAAAGATTATGTTTATCAAGATCATTATGCTCCGCATGATATAGAAGTTACTGATTTTGGTAATGGTAAAACTCGTAGAGAGGTCGCCTATCAATTAGGAATACGATTTAAAGTCGTTCCAAAAATTCCACTAGAAGATGGAATACACGCAACCAGCATGTTGTTGCCTAGATGCTGGATAGATGTAGATCATTGCAAAAAACTCATAGATGCGTTAAGACATTATCACAGGAAGTATATTGATAAAAACAGAATGTTTAGATCAAAGCCTGTACACGATTGGAGTAGTCATGCGTGTGATGCTATGAGGTATCTTGCTGTAGGACTACAAGAACTTAACACTAGACAAGTTGCACCTCAAAGTGTAGCAGATAATAGTTACAATATATTATAAATTATGGGATCATTATTTTCACCTAAAATGCCACCGCTACCTCCAGTGGAACCCGCACCAGAGCCACCATCAGCAGAACTTTCCGCTGAAGAAAAAGAAAGAATTGCATCTGAACAAGCGGGAGTAGAACGAAGAAGAAAAGGAAGAAAATCAACAATATTAACTGGACCACTTGGAGTTGAGGAAGAAGCAGAAGTGGGAAGAAAAACTTTATTAGGAGAATAGTATGGGAGGCGTATTTAAATCACCACCACCACCTGCACCACCAACTCCTGCACCAACTCAAGCAGAGGTTTCACAAGCAACTGCAATGGATCAATCAGGATATGGTACAGACATAAAAACAAAACGAAAAGGAAGATCAGCTACAATTTTAACTTCATCTACTGGTGTTCAAGGAGAACCAACTTTAGGTAAACAAAGTTTATTAGGATCATAATGGCACAAACAGATTTAACAAAAGCATTACTCAAACGATATGATCGTTTAAAATCTCAAAGACAAAACTGGGAAACGCATTGGCAAGAAGTTGCAGATTATATGCAACCAAGAAAAGCAGATGTAACTAAAACAAGATCAAAGGGTGATAAACGAACTGAACTTATTTTTGACAGTTCTCCAATTCAAGCCGTAGAACTTTTAGCAGCATCACTTCATGGGATGTTAACCAATCCTTCTACCCCTTGGTTTTCTTTACGCTTCAAAGAAGAAGATATAGAATTTGAAGATGAAGCAAAAGAATGGTTAGAGTCTGCAACAGAACAAATGTATATTGCATTTGGAAGATCAAACTTTCAACAAGAGATATTTGAACTTTACCATGACCTAATTACTTTTGGTACAGCAGCAATGTTTATTGAAGAGGATGAAGAAGATATTTTAAAATTTTCAACAAGGCACATCAATGAAGTTTACATTGCAGAAAATGATAAAGGTAGAGTAGATACTATATTCAGAAAATTTAAAATGTCTGCAAGAGCAGCAATACAAAAGTTTGGAACTAATGTAGATTTTGAAAGTATACAAAAAAAGAATCCATACGAAGAAGTAGATATTATTCACGCAATCTATCCAAGAGATGATTTTGATGTAACCAAACAAGATAAAAAAAATATGCCTTTTGAATCAGTCTATATGACAGGCAAAGGTGAAGAGTTATCAGTGTCTGGGTTCAGAGAGTTTCCATTTGTAATTCCAAGATACTTAAAAGCATCACATGAAATTTATGGAAGATCTCCTGCAATGACAGCTTTACCTGATGTTAAGATGTTAAATGAAATGTCAAAGACAACCATCAAAGCTGCACAAAAACAAGTCGATCCCCCTTTACTTGTTCCTGATGACGGATTTATTTTACCTGTAAGAACAGTTCCTGGCGGACTAAACTTCTACAGATCAGGCACAAGAGATAGAATAGAACCACTAAATATTGGAGCAAACAATCCACTTGGATTAAATATGGAAGAGCAAAGACGAAACGCAATTCGTAATGTATTCTATGTCAATCAGCTGATGATGCAACAAGGTCCACAAATGACAGCAACTGAAGTGATACAAAGAAACGAAGAGAAGATGAGACTTCTAGGACCAGTGTTAGGAAGATTACAATCTGAATTATTAAAACCTTTAATTGACAGAGCATTTAATATTCTCTTGAGAAAAAATATATTTAAACCTGCACCAGAATTTTTAGCAGGTAAAGATGTAGAGATTGAATATGTTTCTCCTCTTGCCAAAGCTCAAAAGTCTACAGAGTTACAATCTATTATGCGTGGTATTGAAATCATGGGATCTATTGCAAATGTTGCACCAGTATTTGATTATGTAAACTTTGATAAACTGGTTAGACATTTAATGGATATTGTGGGTGTACCACAAAAAGTTTTAAAACCACAATCTCAAGTGAACGCTGAAAGACAACAAAAAGAACAGCAGCAACAAGAGATGCAACAAATGCAACAACTACAACAAGTCGCTGAAGCTGGAGGAAAAATAGCACCACTAGCAAAAGCACTACCAGATGAGGCTAGAGCTTTAGCAAATGCTGAAGCTGAATAATGATTAAAGAAATAAAACAACTAAGAGAAATATATAAAATAGTTTTTGGATCTGACCCAGGCAAACGTGTCATGGAAGATCTTGAAAAAAGATGTCACTATCATTCTACAACCAATGTTAAGGGAGATAGCCATGAGAGTGCATATATGGAAGGACAACGCAGCGTTCTTCTATTTATAAAATCAATGCTGCAAAAGGAAAATGAAAATGTCAAACGAGCAGATAACGGAGAATAATACTTCGCCTGTAGACACCACACCACAACCAGAAACATCTACAGAAACAACAGCAACAGATACATTAGTATCATCAACAACCGACAACACAGTACAAACCGCAAAGTCTTGGAAAGAAACCATTTCTGAAGAATTTAGAAATGATCCAAACATTTCAAAGTTTACCGAGATAGATGCGTTAGCAAAATCATATATTAACGCAACACGAATGATTGGTTCAGATAAAGTAATTATTCCAAACAATAATTCTACTGACGATCAATGGAATGAAGTCTATGATAAACTTGGAAGACCTGAATCTTCTGATAAATATAAACTTGATTTTAAATCAGAGGTTACGCCTATAGATGAAAACGCAATCAAAGCATTTGCAGACGTAGCTCACAAAACAGGTTTGAATGAAAAACAAGCTCAATCAATTTTAGATTTCTATAAACAGAACTCTGAAAATACTGCACAACAATTAAAGATAGATACTGAAACTGCACAAGCTAAATCTCAACAATTGCTAAGACAAGAGTGGGGTAAACAGTATGATGAAAATATTAACAAAGCCGCAGCAATTGCAAAAGCAAATATGCCTAGTGATGTATTAGATATGCAATTGAAAGATGGAACAAGACTTGGAGATCATCCAGATGTGATTAAAGGTTTTTCTAAGATTGCTGGACTTTTATCTGAAGACAAAGTGATTACCACAGAGTCTGAATCTGTAGATCAAGGTAGAGATCTTGAAGGTGAAATATCTAAAATTATAAATGATAGATCAGGACCTTACTGGAACAAAGGTCATCCAGATCACGATAAACTTGTACAACAAGTCTACACTATGAGAGAGATGATAAATGGCGGAAAGT